AGATAACGCCGTAACAGTAACAGCAACTTCTTTTCCAATAACAGTTGGAGCTGGAGGAGCTGGTACAAATGGTTCTCCCTCGGTATTTTCTACAATAACATCTGCAGGTGGCGGATGGGGTGGCAAACCCGGTTCACCAAGTCCAACAACAAATCCTCAACCAGGTGGATCTGGTGCAGGTAACAATCCTTATTGTAAACCGGTTTCACCGGTAGGTGCTGGTAATAGCCCTCCTGTAACTCCTCCACAAGGAAATCCAGGAGGAACAGGACTAGATGGTCCTACAGGTTTAACAGGTAGAGCTGCCTCAGGTGGAGGCGGAGGAGCTGGCGGAACTGGTGGTAACGCTGCTAACATAACTCCTACTTATCCAGGAAGTTGTTCTGCAGGTCGAGGAGGAGCTGGCGGAACTGGTGTTTCATCAAGTATTACAGGTTCATCAGTTACAAGAGCTGGTGGTGGAGCTGGATCAAGTTATTTAACCGGAGAAGGTGGTGTAGGTGGTTCAGGTGGTGGTGGAAATGGTGGTGTTTACAATCCTATTCCTGGTTATAGTGGACCTCCGGTCACTCCAACAGCAGGAGGAGCTAATACAGGTGGTGGAGCTGGATCAGATAGTAATTTTGAAGGTACCGATGGAGGTAGCGGTATCGTAGTAATAAGGTATAAATATCAATAATGACTAGTAAAATAAAAGTAGACAATATTAATAAAGTTTCTGATGATTCAAATATTATCAGTAAATGTGGAAGTGCAGTAAGTGTTGGAGCATCAGGTAATACAGTTACTATCACTGGAAATGATGTAAGATCAGATAGCTATAAAGCTGCTGACGGTGGAGTAATTGTAAGTCAATCAGGCACAACAATTACATTAGGGGCTTCAGGAGATACAGTATCTCTTGCATGTGGAGCATCACAGACAGGATTTGGTAGAACAGGAACTGTTGATTGGCAAACAGGATCAATAAAAACTACAACTTTTACTGCAGCAAATGGAGAAGGTTATTTTGCTAACACTTCAGGTGGTGCATTTACAATGAACTTACCCGCAGGAAGTGCTGGTAATATCGTATCTGTAGTAGATTATACAAACACATTTCAAACACATAATTTAACAATTGCAGCTAATGGATCTCAAAAAATAGGTGGAGTAGCAGCACCAATAGCTTTAAGCACAGAGGGTCAATCTGTAACTTTTGTTTATGTTGATGATACTGAAGGTTGGAAAAACGTTCAAGATTCAACATCAAATGTTATTGGTAATCCTTTTCTTTTAGCTTCAGGTGGCACTGAAACAACAACTGGTGATTGTAAAATTCATGTATTTACAGGACCCGGTACTTTTACAGTTTCTTCTGTTTCACAAACTGCACCTGAAAACGTAGTTTCATATCAAGTTGTTGGTGGCGGAGGTGGAGGCGGAGGCCTCGGAGGAGGCGGTGGCGGAGGCGGCTATCGTGAATATAAAGCTCCTCATCAATCTTATTCTCCTGTATCTCCTTTAAACGGTAATCCAGGAGGAACAGCAGTTACGGTCACAGCACAAGCATACCCAATAACAGTTGGAGGAGGCGGAACTGGACAAGGTTATAACTCAGCTAGTCCAGCAAGCGGAGTAGCTTCAGTATTTTCAACTATTACATCTGCAGGTGGTGGTGGCGGTGGAAGTGGAATAAATTTTCAAGATGGTGAAAACGGTGGCTCTGGTGGAGGAGGTAATGGTGGTTACGCTGGTTGTAAAGGATGTGGTAATACACCCCCTGTTTCTCCGGCTCAAGGAACTAATGGAGGAAATGCTAGTCAACCTGGACCGCCTTACATGAGTGGTGGTGGCGGTGGTGCTACTGCAGTAGGAGCACATGCGCCTGCGGGTGGTGGTGGACCTGGTGGAGCCGGAACAAGTTCTGCTATTACAGGATCACCAATAAATTTTTCTGGTGGTGGCGGAGGTGGAGCTAATCCAGCGCCGGCTGGAGGTGGTTCAGCATCTCCTTGTGGAACCGGAGGAGTTGGTGGCGGAGCACCTGGACCTAACGCTGCGGGAGGTAATGCACCTACAGCTAACACAGGTGGTGGGGCTGGTGGATCTGGTGGGTGTGGTCAAACAGGTGGTAATGGAGCCTCTGGTAAAGTAGTAATAAGATATAAATATAAATAATTATGAGTGAAGTAAAAGTAAATAAAATTAGTCCAAGATCAGGTACAGGGGTAACCCTAGGTGATAGTGGAGATACATTTACAATTCCTGCCGGTGTAACACTATCAAACTGTGGTACTGCAGCAGGTTTTGGTTCCACAGGTGAAGTATCTTGGAACACAACAAAAGTAACAACAGGTTTTACAGCAACAAACGGCGTTGGATATTTTGCTGACACCACTGGTGGATCATTTACAATAACATTACCTGCTTCACCAAGTGCAGGAAACGTAGTTGCCGTTCAAGATTATACAGGAACATTTGGAACAAATAAATTAACCATAGGGAGAAACTCGCAAAATATTAATGGAGCAGCTTCTGATTTAGATTTATCTAAAAACAACACTGCAACACAATTAATTTATGTAGATGCAACTGAAGGATGGAGAGTTGTTTTTACTGGAAGTTTAGCTGATGTACAATCTACTTTTGTAACTGCAACTGGTGGTAATTCAGTGGTTACTTGTGGTAATCAAAAAATACATGTCTTTACAGGTCCAGGAACTTTTTGTGTATCACAAGTAGGATGTTCAGCAAATGAAACAGTAGATTATTTGGTGGTAGCTGGTGGTGGCGGAGGTGGTGCCCAAGGTGGTGGTGGAGGCGCAGGAGGTTTTAGAATCTCTTTTGATTCACCATTAGCAGCAGCTAGTGCTTTACCTGTGTCAGTACAAGGTTATCCAATTACAGTAGGTGGAGGCGGAGCAGGTAGTACTTCTACTCCAACTGCAGGGACAAATGGAGTTAATTCAACTTTTTCATCAATAACATCTGCAGGTGGGGGCGGTGGAGGATCAGATGGTCCTAAAGTCGCTAACACCGGAGGTTCTGGTGGTGGTGGAGGATGGGGTCAAGCTGGTGCATCAGGAAACACTCCTCCAGTAAGTCCTCCTCAAGGTAATACAGGTGGAACAGGTTATCCAAATTCGGCTTCTCACGGAGGAGGCGGTGGAGGTGGTGCAGGTGCCGTAGGTGGCAATGCTAATTGTAACGTAGGTGGAACAGGTGGTGTAGGAATGAACACTGCTATTTTAGGAAGCAGTCCAGCAGCTCCTTCAACAGGAACAACAGGTCCATCTCCAGGAAGATACTTTTCAGGTGGTGGCGGTGGAAACGCTAACCCAGGATATGGTGGTGGAGGACCAGGCGGCGCTGGTGGTGGCGGAAATGGTGCAGACCCTGGTGGAACTGTAACTCCAGGCACAACAAATACTGGTGGTGGTGCAGGTAGCAAACACGGAGCATATTCTTCACCATATACAAATGGTAATGGTGGATCGGGAATTGTTATAATAAGATATAAATTCCAAGCTTGATGAACAATTAAAATTAATATATAAGGAGAAACATTATGGCACATTTTGCAAAACTAGGGGTTAACGGAAAAGTTATTGCTGTTCTTACAATGGACAATGATAAGATGTTAAACGCTGATGGTGTGGAAGATGAAACAGTAGGGCAACAGTGGTTAGAAAGACATAACAACTGGCCTGCACAAATGTGGATTCAGACATCTTATAATACCCACGCTAATCAACATAAATTAGGTGGAACTGCTTTTAGAGGAAACTATGCAGGTATAGGTTATGAATGGGACGAAGATAATCAAATTTTTTGGGGTAAAAAACCATATCCTTCTTGGGTAAAAGATATTACGACTGCACAATGGCAATCACCAATAGGTGCTGCTCCTGCATTAACTGCAGAACAACAATCACAAAATGGTGCTGGCACACATTTTTGGAGATATGATTGGAATGAATCAGGCCAGTCTTGGGACTTGACAGACGGAATGGCATAATTTATATCTGGTGGTGGTATGCAGAAGAAAGTATTAAGCGAACAAGCATTATATTACGGCGATGTAACAATGCCTAAAAATTGGGACATTGATCGAAATAAATTACAATCAGACACTATACAATCAGTAATTCAAAACAAAAATTTTCCGTTTTCACGAAATTGGGATATGTTAAATACCTATTTACGTGAACACATATATCTTGAATATAATATTAGCTTAGTAAACAAAGACATGTGGGGCAATGTTTATAAACCCGGAGAAACATCACAACCGTATATAAATGTAGATCCAGTAGATCTTAAAAACTCACCAGACTTTACATTATTATATGGTGTTAAAGTTAAAGACTGCATGGTTCGAATACATTATGAAGATAACAGACGTAAAGGTAGATCTTGGGATATTCCACTTAAAGACAATATGTTTATTATGTTTCCATCAACTAATATGTATTACATAACCAATAATCAAAAAAATAGTTTAAGCTGCGTGCACACTCTATTGTATGAATATATTTAAAAAAGAAAATTTTATTTCGGAAAAAGAGTGTGATTCATTAATTAATTTTCACAAAAATAATTTTAATTTAAATAATAAGTTTTCAAAAAAACATTATGATACTGAAGTATTATTGATATATGATATGCAAAACACTTCTTTATTTAAAAAAATAAATAATCTATTAAATAATTTTATTAAAACACATAATAAAAAATACAAAATAAATTACTTTGAATTAGTAAAATGGTTTACTGGTTCAGATCAAAAAGAACATGTAGATTTAAATTACCATCCCTACACCAGTATTATTTACTTAAATAATAATTACATTGGAGGAGAGACAGTTGTAGCAAATGAGGTAATTAATCCTAAAAAGGGAAAATTAATTTCTTTTAAAGGAGACAAAATTATTCATAAAGTAAACAAAATTACAAAAGGAATAAGGTACACTTTACCTTGTTGGTATACTCATGAATCTAACTAACTATTACTGGTATTTTAGCGGCGTGTTAACACCAAAATTTTGTGATGATGTAATAGAATATGCGCTGCAGCAGAAAGAATCAATGGCTGTTACGGGTGGTTTTGGAGATAGAAAATTAAACAAACAAGAAGTATTAGATTTAAAAAGAAAAAGAAATTCTGATTTAGTATGGCTTAATGAAGCTTGGATATATAAAGAAATACATCCGTATGTTCATAAAGCAAATCAAATGGCCGGTTGGAATTTTGATTGGGAAAGATCAGAAAATTGTCAATTTACAAAATATAAATTAAATCAATATTATGATTGGCATTGTGATAGTTGGGATAGACCTTATGACAGAAAAGATCCTAATCATCCAGAACATGGTAAAATTAGAAAACTATCTATGACTTGTCAATTAACCGATGGTTCGGAATATAAAGGTGGTGAATTAGAATTTGATTTTAGAAACTATGATCCACATATGCGAGACGAATCAAAACATAGAATACAATGCAAAGAAATATTACCAAAAGGATCTATTATTGTATTTCCTAGTTTTGTATGGCATAGAGTTAAACCAGTAACATCAGGCACAAGATATAGTCTTGTTGTCTGGCATTTAGGAGGGCCTTTTAAATAATGTTTATAAATAATTATTTTAGCACAACAATTTGGAATGAAGCCAAACCAGAGTTTGTTAAATCGTTAAACAAAGCAAGCAACAAATATATTAGTGATGCTCGTAAAAGAGAAAAAGAATATATTAAAAACTATGGTGATTTTGGAAGATCATATCACTCTACACCATTAACATTAGATAATGATTTTTTAGATTTTAGAAATTATGTTGGTCAAAAATCTTGGGATTATTTAGACCATCAAGGTTATGACATGTCACAATACACAACTATGTTTTCTGAATTGTGGGTACAAGAGTTTGCTAAAAAAGGCGGCGGACATCATTCAGCCCATATACATTGGAATCAACACGTATCGGGTTTTTATTTTTTAAAGTGTAGTGATAAAACTTCTTATCCTGTATTTCACGAACCAAAGACTGGTGCAAGAGCTACAAAGTTAAAAATGAGATCAGACTTAAAAGGGGTGTGGTCAGGTCATGACCAATTTCATATACGACCTAAACCTGGAACTTTAATTATATTTCCAGGTTATTTAGAACATGAGTTTTCTGTTGATCATGGTAAAGAACCTTTTAGATTTATACATTGGAACATACAAGCTGTTCCAAAAGAAATGGCAAAAGATGTTTAAAAAGAAAAAATATACAGTAATCAAACAAGCAATATCAAAAGAACTAGCTGCTTTTGTTGCAAATTATTTTTGTATGCAAAAACAAGTTTATGATACTTGTAAAGTTGCAAGATACTTTTCACCTTTTGAAAATATTATTGGATATTATGAAGAACCAGATGGACAAATACCCAATACTTATAGTCAGTATTCTAATATAGCTATGGAGACTTTATTATTAAAATGTCAACCAGCTATGGAAAAAGCAACAGGATTAAAATTGTATCCTGCATATACTTATGCAAGAATATATAAAAAAGGTGATGAACTTAAAAGACACAAAGATAGATTTAGCTGCGAGATTTCTACGACTATGAATCTTGGGGGTGATGATTGGCCGATATATTTAGAACCTTCCGGAAAAGAGGGAATGAAAGGTGTTAAAGTAGATTTAAAACCAGGAGATATGCTGGTTTATTCTGGCTGTGAGTTGGAACATTGGAGAGAAAAATTCAAAGGCAAAG